GATCAATTAATTTGGGAATTTGGAAACGATAATAACCCTGATTGGGTGCATGTTAGTTATGTTTCTTCTGATGAAAATAGAAGAAGAATTATGAAGGCTTACAAATTAAATGGCAAATCAAAATACAAACTGATATAATGGCATACATACAAAGTAAATCTCCTTTTTTAAGGACTAAACCTTACGAAGCAGGTATGTCTGCCGCTGAAAGAGAAGAATACAATAGGGAAACTGGTGGAAACCTACAAGCGCCTCAACCAGGAGGTGGTGCGAGAAAAAGATCTTACTGTGCTAGATCAGCTGGTATTAAAAAATGTAAAAACCCAGATAAAAACGGTGATTGTCCAAATGACATCGCAAGACGTAAGTGGAAATGCTAATATTAATATATAAAAAATAAAACTATGCCATTTAAAATGAAAGGTTCTCCATTGAAAGCTATTGGAGATAAAACAACAGGAACTGTAAGAGTAGAAGGGGTAACAAAAAGAATTACATACCAAGATCCACCAAGTTCTGCTAGAACAAACACAATTGGTACTATTCAAGGTCCTACAATTCCAAGAGGTTTTACTATACCTACGATAGCTGACACAACACCTGTTGAAACAAAACCAAAAGCAAAAACAACAACTCCTTCTTCAACTCCTAGACAAAAGAAGGTTACTGGAAATGCTTTTGAAAAAGCAGCTAGCAAACTTGGTGTTACAAATTTACAAAAACAAAAAGTTTCGTTAGAAAATAAAGGTGGTGTTGGAACAGAAATAAAAACAGCTTCTGCCTCTAAACTATCCTCTGATTTAACTAAAAAAACAGCAGCAAAATCTACTAAATCAACTGAAGCACCAAAAAGTAGAAAGAAAATGAAAGCAGATAAAATGGCAAATAAAGTTTCTGATGCTCCAAAAAGCAGAAAAGAAATGAGAATGGCCAAAGCTTCTAATAAGGCTTTAAAAGCTAAAGAAACAGCTGCGTCAAGTACCAAAATGGAGAGTAGAATGGCTGCTGGTGCAAAAGCTAAAAGATTAGAAAAAAGAGCTGGTAGAATAGCAGAAAGAATTAAAAGAAAAAATAAAAAATAATAATTATGCCAAACATTAGTGAAAAAACAGCTTACGACGTTAGAGAAGCAAGTAATCAATCATTGAAAAAATCTACTAGAGATAACTACGCAGAAAACGCTCAAGTAGGAATGAAAGACGATAGTCCAATGTCTATGTACGGATCACCAGCTAAAATGAGTGGTTCTCCTATGAAAATGGGTGGATCTTGGATGAGTAAACACTGCTCTAAATAATGGAATCTAAGGGTTTAGGTGACACTATAGAAAAGATAACTACAGCTACTGGTATTAAAACAGTAGTTGATAAAGTGTCAGAGGGTCTTAATATTCCTTGTGGTTGCCAAAAAAGAAAAGAAGCTTTAAACAACATGTTCCCTTATAATGGCGTTCAAACTAAGTAATCCACCATACTATATCGACAACACACCTATATACAACGTAGACTTAGGTGACGAAGTGTTAGGTAAAGCCGATAGGAATGGTAGCATACTTATAAATAAAAATATTACTGACGAAAAACAAAAACAAGATGTAATTAATCACGAGAAAATTCATTTAGATCAAATGAAGAGAGGTGATTTAGATTACAATGATAGTGCGGTTTTTTGGAAAGGTAAAAAATACTCAAGAGCGCAAATGGAAGAGGGCGCTAAAAACTTACCATGGGAAAAAGAAGCTTATGGAAAATAAAAAACCATTTAAAGAAACCGGGCTGGGTAAATTTTTACTCGGCGCTGGTTCTACTATAATTGATGTTGTAGGCGATGCACTTCCGGATAAAGGTCTTTTAGGTGTAGTTAAAAATCTTATAAACAAAGACCCTGATTTAAGTGATGATCAAAAAGCTGAAGCTCACGATAGATTGGTGGAACTTTATAGATTAGAAGTAGAAGATAGAGACTCAGCTAGAAAAAGAGAGGTAAATCTAAGGAAGTACGGAACAGACTGGATGTTTAATTTGACTGGCATAGTTGGACTTTCAGCTTTTGCTTTTTTAGTTTACACCGTAGTTACTACACAAGTACCAGAGTCTAATAAAGAAATTTTCATACATTTGATCGGTATAGTTGAAGGTGTTGCCCTTAGTATTTTTGGTTACTACTTTGGCTCTGCGATTAAAGAAAATAAATAAAAATTAATTAAATCAAATCAAATCAAATGAAAAAAGTAAATTCAATTACAAAAGACCAATTAACGAAAATTCAAGAACAACAAAAGCAATTATCTGATCTATTAAAAGACATCGGGTTTGTGGAAGTTCAAAAGCATGCTTTATTACACAAGCAAGCTGGTCTAAACGAAGAGATCGAAGCTTTTAAAGCTGAATTAGAGAAAGAGTATGGAGCTATTACTATTGATATAGAAACTGGTTCTTACACTGAAATAGTTAAAGAAGAAGAATAATGTCTTCCGTTATAAGAAAAATAAGTATAGGTTCTGACTACAAGAACGACGCAATGCACTATGCTGTAGGACAAAGCGTTTATGGTGGTCATGAAATAGCCTATATATTATTCGACGAAGAAGATAGCTCTTATAACATTCACATAAAGAAAAACAACGAGGTAATGCCATGGAAGAAATTTAATTCTAACATGGCAATATCCGTTGAATACGATCTTGAGTACTAATGAGAAGTATTTACGACTTCATTGTGAAGCCAGTTGGTAAGCGCTATGACAACGAAAAGAAAGTTGGAGATAAAACCTTAATTACAAACTCATCAATAGAGAGTTTTAAGTCTGTAAATAATTATGCTGAAGTTGTAGCAACACCTTTAGCTTATGAAACAGGTATAAGCGTTGGTGATATTGTTTTAATACACCATAACGTATTTAGAAGGTTTTATGACATGAAAGGCAATCAAAAAGATAGTAGGTCAATGTTTATTGATGGATTATATTTTGTTGCGCCAGATCAAATATATTTATATGGACAACCTAAAAAATGGAAAACTTTTAATGATAGATGTTTTGTTGTTCCAATTAAAAATAAAGACAGCTTCTCTCTTGAAAAAGAGCAAAAGCTTATTGGTATACTTAAATACGGTAATAGTTCCTTACAAGCGCTAGAAATCAATCCTGGAGACCTTATTGGTTATACCCCAGGCGGAGAGTTTGAGTTTGTAGTTGACGAAAAGAAATTGTACTGTATGAAATCTAATGATATTGTAATTAAATATGAATACCAAGGAAACGAAGAAGAAAATAATCCTAGCTGGGCAAAAAGCAGTTGAGGAATTAATAAAAGTAGCTAGAGAAAAAATTGTTGATTCAGATGATGATATATCAGCTGATAGATTAAAAAATGCTGCTGCTACAAAGAAATTAGCAATATTTGATGCTTTTGAAATACTTTCACGTATTGAACAAGAAGAACAATTGTTAAATGATGAATCTGCTGATTCACCACAAAAAAATTTCAGAGGTTTCGCTGAAGGTAGATCTAAGTAATGTACGAACAAACGTTATATAAGATATTACCTGATCATATCAAGTCTAAAACTATAAAAACCCAAAATAGATATAAAAAGTGGGAGTATGGTTATAACAAAGAACATGATGTAGTTGTTATAAGTAAGACTGGTAAAATTGGAGAAATATACGAAATACAAGGATTAAAAATAGCATTACCTTTTATAGAGAATGCTTATTCAAGATCAGAAAACAAACTAGATCAGTATTGGGAAGCTCATGACATTCCAAAAGAATTGTCAAAGATTAAAACAATATTTGAGTGGGACACTTACCCTGATCACTTTAAAAACAAATGGTATGAGTATATCGATCAAGAGTTTGAATATAGGGAAAAAGGTTTTTCGTTTTACAACAAAGGTGTTCCTACTTACATTACTGGTAATCACTACATGTACTTGCAGTGGACCAAGATTGATGTTGGGAGAGCAGATTTTAGGGAAGCAAACAGATTATTCTTTATATTCTGGGAAGCTTGCCAAGCAGATAACAGATGTTTCGGAATGTGCTACCTTAAGAATAGGAGGTCCGGTTTTAGCTTCATGGCCAGCGGAACAGCAGTTAATATGGCAACAATATCTTCTGATGCGAGATTCGGGATCTTATCTAAATCAGGAGCAGATGCTAAGAAAATGTTTACAGATAAGGTGGTACCTATATCAATCAACTATCCTTTCTTCTTCAAACCAATTCAGGACGGAATGGATAGGCCGAAGACCGAGCTCGCCTACCGCGTACCCGCGTCCAAAATTACCAGAAAGTCCGTCGATAAGGTTTCCACAGCCAAAAACGATTTACAAGGGCTTGACACCACGATCGACTGGAAAAACACAGGAGACAACTCGTATGACGGTGAAAAACTAAAATTATTAGTTCATGATGAAAGTGGTAAATGGGAGAGACCAGATAATATATTAAATAACTGGAGGGTAACAAAAACAACATTAAGGTTAGGTAGTAGGATTATAGGTAAATGTATGATGGGATCCACTTCTAATGCTTTAGCTAAAGGTGGAGAGAATTTTAAAAGATTATATTATGACTCCGACGTTTCCAAGAGAAACCGCAATGGACAGACTAGTTCAGGATTATATTCTCTGTTCATACCTATGGAATGGAACTACGAAGGATTCATTGATACTTATGGAATACCTGTATTCGATACTCCAGAGAAACCAGTTAAAGCTGCCGACGGCTCGTTAATAGAGTATAGTGTAATAGAACATTGGCAAAATGAAGTCGATGGTTTAAAGAACGATCAAGACGGATTAAATGAAATGTATAGACAATTCCCAAGAACAGAGCAACACGCTTTTAGGGATGAGGCGAAAGAATCATTATTTAATTTAACTAAAATATACCAGCAGATTGATTATAATGAAGATTTAAGAAACACATCTGTTGTAACTACGGGAAGTTTTGCTTGGGAGAACGGTATGCCTGATACTAGGGTTGTTTTTAACCCTAATAAAGACGGTAGGTTTAAAATAACTTGGGTTCCACCTAAAGATCTGCAAAACCGAGTAATAATAAAGAATGGCACTAAATATCCTGGAAACGAGCACTGTGGTGCTTTTGGATGTGATAGTTATGATATATCTGGTACAGTTGATCAAAGAGGTTCTAACGGATCTTTACACGGTTTAACTAAGTTTTCTATGGAAGATGTACCACCTAACCATTTTTTCTTAGAATATATAGCTAGACCACAAACTGCTGAGATATTTTTTGAAGATGTTTTAATGGCTTGTATATTTTACGGTATGCCAATACTTGCAGAAAATAACAAACCTAGACTTTTATACCATTTTAAAAGGAGAGGTTATAGAGGTTTTTCAATGAATAGACCAGATAAAGTTTGGAATAAACTATCTGTTACTGAAAGAGAAATAGGTGGAATACCTAACTCTAGCGAAGATATAAAACAAGCTCATGCTGCGGCAATTGAAACTTATGTAGAACAACATATTGGTCTTTTAGATACTGGATATGGAGATATGTATTTTCAAAGAACACTAGAAGACTGGGCTAGATTTAACATAAATAACAGAACAAGTCACGATGCGTCTATTAGCTCTGGACTTGCTTTAATGGCTTGCAATAAACACAGATATGTTCCTGTAAATAGAATAGAAAGACAACCTGTTAATCTAGGTATTAAAAGATACAATAATGATGGTAGTACCTCAAAAATTATACTATAAATGAATATATACACAAATACCAATAGTTCTTTTCCAAGCCAAGTGGTTAGTGATGCTGAAAAGGCGTCGTTAGAGTATGGTATTCAAGTGGCTAGAGCCATTGAACAAGAGTGGTTTGACCAAGGAAGAACTAATGCTAATAGGTATCAAACAAACTATAATAACTTTCATCAGTTAAGGTTATACGCTAGAGGTGAGCAATCTATACAAAAATACAAAGATGAGTTAGCTATTAATGGTGACTTGTCTTATCTTAATTTAGATTGGAAACCAGTACCTGTTATATCTAAGTTTGTGGATATAGTAGTTAATGGTATGACTCAAAAAGGTTATCAGGTTAAAGCTATGGCTACTGATCCATTCGCTTTAAAACAAAGAACTAACTACGCTTTTAATGCTTTGAGAGATATAGAAAACAAAGCATACTTAGATCAGATTAATGCTGAGTTTGGACAAAACTTATATTCTTCTTCTGAACCTGACATGCTTCCTGATAACAAAGAGGAACTTGATTTATTTATGCAATTAAACTACAAACAAAGTGTAGAGATTGCAGAAGAAGAGGTTATTAAAACAGTTTTAAGTCAAAACAAGTACGATGAAACAAGAAAAAGACTAGCGTATGACTTAACGGTACTAGGTATATCTTGTTTAAAAACTAGTTTTAATGTATCTGAAGGAATAAAAGTAGATTATGTTGATCCAGCTTATTTGGTTTATTCTTACACAGAAGATCCAAACTTTGAAGACATATATTATGTAGGTGAAGTTAAATCTATAACTATAGCCGAATTAAAAAAAGAATTTCCATATATATCTGAAGAGGAATTAAAAAATATACAAAATATGCCTGGCAACAATCAGTATATAACTGGTTGGGGTAATTACGATGAAAACACTGTTCAAGTATTGTATTTTGAGTACAAGACGTACAATAACCAAGTGTTTAAAATAAAACAAACTGAAAATGGATTAGAAAAAGCTATAGTTAAAGACGATAGTTTTGATCCACCAGCTAACGATAATTTTGAAAGAGTTTCTAGAACTATTGAAGTTTTATACTCTGGAGCTAAAGTATTAGGTAATAATACCATGCTTGAATGGAAATTAACTGAAAATATGACTAGGCCGTATGCTGATACAACCAAAGTAGTGATGAACTACTCTATTGTAGCGCCTAGAATGTACAAAGGAAGAATTGAGTCAATAGTTAGTAAGATCACTGGATTTGCTGATATGATTCAATTAACTCATTTGAAGCTACAACAAGTAATGTCTAGAATAGTACCAGATGGTGTGTTCTTAGATATGGATGGTTTAGCTGAAGTTGATCTTGGTAATGGTACAAATTATAACGCAGCGGAAGCATTAAACATGTATTTCCAAACTGGTAGTGTAGTTGGTAGATCACTTACTCAAGATGGTGAATTAAACAGGGGTAAAGTACCAGTTCAAGAATTATCTTCTTCATCTGGTCAAGGAAAAATAGCTTCATTAATAAACACTTACAACTATTATCTACAGATGATAAGGGATGTAACTGGATTAAACGAAGCAAGAGATGGTAGTAACCCAGATAAAGACGCTCTTCTAGGGCTTCAAAAGATGGCTGCTAATCAATCAAATGTCGCAACTAGGCATATATTACAATCACTGTTTTATTTAACCATTAGAGCATGCGAGAACGTTAGTATGAAAGTTGCTGATGTACTTGATTTTCCTTTAACTAGAATGTCTTTAATAAACAGTATAAACACGTTTAATGCTGCTGTATTAGAAGAAGTTGACGAGTTAAGTTTACATGATTTCGGAATATTCTTAGAGTTAGAACCTGAAGAAGAAGAAAAGTCTCAATTAGAACAAAATATACAAATAGCTTTACAAGCTGGTATGATTGGTTTAGAAGATGCTATTGATATTAGAGAAATATCTAATCTTAAACTAGCTAATCAATTACTTAAATTTAGACAGAAAAAGAAACAAGAAGCTGCTGAACAAGCGCAACTTGCTAATATACAGGCGCAAGCACAAGCTAATTCAGAAGCAAACGAGAGAGCTGCTATGGCTGAGGTTCAAAAACAACAAGCTCTTACTCAAGAGAAAGTTAGTATTGAACAAGCTAAATCACAGTTTGAGATACAAAGAATGCAAACAGAAGCTCAAATTAAAAGAGAGCTTATGGCTGAAGAGTTTAATTATCAAATGCAATTAGCTCAAATAAAAGCTAATGCAGAAGCTGGTAAAATTGCTGAAGTTGAAGATCGCAAAGACAAAAGAACTAAAATACAAGCTACACAACAATCTGAGTTAATAAATCAAAGACAAAATGATTTGCTACCTAAAGATTTTGAGTCACAAGGGAACGACACTCTTGGAGGATTCAATCTAGAGCAGTTTGCTCCTAGATAAATTTTATTAATCAATTATATATTATTATATCATGTCAGAAATTGTAAAACAAGAGGGTGATTTTAAATTAAAAAAGAAAAAACCCGCGATGAAAAAACTAAATAACAACGAAGATGTTATTAAAGTTGATCTAACACCTAAAAAAGAAGAAGATGCCGTTCAAGAGCAAATCACAGATGAAAGCTTGTTACGCACAGAACAACCCGAAGTGGAATTGCAAGAAGTGGTTGAACGAGACGAAGAACCCGCAGAGCCTACCGAAGAGGTTGTTGAACAAGAACCAGTAGTTATTCAAGAAATAACTGAAGAAGAGGTAGAAGAGGTTAAAGATCTAACGGAACAAGTTGAACAAGCTGTTCAAGAAAGCGAACAAACAGGTAAACAATTACCTGAAAACATAGAAAAATTAGTTTCTTTTATGGAAGAGACTGGTGGAACGGTAGAAGATTATGTTAGATTAAATGCTAATTACGACAACGTAAATAACGAAGCGTTATTAAAAGAATACTATAAAAAAACAAGGCCACATCTAGACTCTGAAGAAATAGAATTCCTTATGGAAGATAATTTCAGTTATGATGAGGAGTTGGATGAAGATAGAGACGTAAGAAAAAAGAAACTTGCGTTTAAAGAAGAAGTTGCAAAAGCTAAGAGTTATCTTGAAGAGCTTAAGGGTAAATATTACGAGGAAATCAAGTTGAGACCTGGTGTTACCCAAGAACAAAAGAAAGCGCTTGACTTTTTTAACCGATATAATGAAGAGCAAAGCATAGCTGCTGAGCAACACGAGAAGTTTAAAGCCGAGACTAAAAGGCTTTTTTCTGATGATTTCAAAGGTTTTGACATCAATGTAGGAGAAAAGAAATTTAGGTACGGTATTCAAAATGTTGAAAAAGTAGCTGAGAACCAATCAAACATCAACAACCTAATTAAGAAGTTCTTAAACGATAAAGGTGAAGTTGTAGACGCGAAAGGGTATCATAAGGCTATGTACGCTGCTGAGAACATTGACAGGATAGCATCTCACTTTTATGAGCAAGGCAAGGCCGATGCAGTAAAAGAAGTAGTTACTAATTCAAAAAACCCCAGTACTGAAACAAGAAAAGCAGCTTCTGGTGATGTTTACATCAATGGTTTAAAAGTTAAAGCAATCAGTGGTTTTGATTCTTCAAAATTAAAAATTAAAACAAAAAAATTTAACAATTAAAAAAATTAATTATGGCAGTAGTCGCACCCGTATATGGGTCAATTAAACCGTCTCAGAAGCAACAACTTCTTGAGTCAAATTATTTAAACTTTACAGACGGATCTGGAAATGATTTCGCACAACAGTACTTACCTGAAATTTATGAGGCTGAAGTAGAGCGCTATGGAAATAGAACTTTATCTGGTTTCTTAAGAATGGTTGGAGCTGAAATGCCAATGTCTTCTGATCAAATCGTATGGTCTGAGCAAAACAGATTGCATATCGCTTACGATAGCGTTACAAAAGCAACTGATACAACTTTAACATTCGCTTTGAATGCAACAGCTGGTCCTAACTTTGTACAAAACGTTATCTCTAAAAACCAAACATTAGTAGTTATTGATCCTGCAACAGGACAAGACTTAAAAGTTTTTGTAACAGATAGTGTTAACACTTCTGCTACATTAGCTACTATTACAGTAAAACCTTATACTGCCGCTGATATGGCTGCTTTATCTGCAACTGCTGGAGCACTTAAAATCTTCGTATACGGTTCTGAATACAAAAAAGGAACTACAGATGCTGATATTAAGTCTGTAACACCTTCTTTCACTCAGTACTCTAACTCTCCAATCATTATCAAAGAGAAGTATGCTATCTCTGGATCTGATACTGCTCAAATTGGATGGGTTGAAGTTGCTACTGAAGATGGTGCATCTGGATATTTATGGTATTTAAAAGCTGAATCTGAAACTCGTCTACGTTTTGAGGATTACTTAGAAATGTCTGTAGTTGAAGGAGAGTTAGTTTCTGGAGCTTCTACTTTAGATACTGTTGAAGGTATCAAAGGTACTGAAGGTTTATTCGCAGCTGTACAATCAAGAGGTAACGTATTAAACAACTTTACTGCAGCTTCTGGATTAGCTGACTTTGATAGCATCTTGAAAAACTTAGATACTCAAGGAGCAATTGAAGAAAACATGTTATTCTTAAACAGACAAACTTCTTTAGATTTTGACGATATGCTTGCTGGTTTATCTGCTGGAGCTAACGGAGGTACTGCTTATGGATTGTTTGAAAACTCTGCTGAAATGGCGTTAAACTTAGGTTTCACTGGATTTAGAAGAGGTTCTTACGATTTCTATAAGACTGACTGGAAATACTTAAACGATGCTTCTACTCGTGGTGCTTCTAACGGAGCTGGACAAGTAGGATCTGGTATTGATGGTGTATTAGTACCTGCTGGAACTTCTACAGTATACGATCAAATCTTAGGAACAAACATCAGAAGACCATTCTTACACGTACGTTATAGAGCTTCTCAAGCTGACGACAGAAGAATGAAATCTTGGATCACTGGTTCTGTAGGTGGAGCTTACACTTCTGATCTTGATGCAATGGAAGTACACTTCCTTTCTGAAAGATGTCTTGTAGTTCAAGCAGCTAACAACTTCGTATTGTTTACTGCATCTGCATAACAACAACTTGTAATTATTACCCTCGTTGTACTGACGGGGGTAATTTTTACTTTTATAAACTATTTAATCTTATTATATTATGGCTAAAAAAGCTACCGCTTCTACAGAAGAAGTATTTGAAGAAACTATGGTTGTTGAACAACCCAAAAAAGAAACACCAAAAGCACCTGCTAAACCAGCGTGGGAAATAAAAGATAGAACGTATTATTTAACTGGGGCACATAGTCCTTTAACGTTTACTTTGCCATCAAGACACACGTCAAGATACCCATTATTATGGTTTAACAAAGAAACTGGTGATCAAAAAGAAATTAGATTTGCAACTAATCAAAACTCTCCTTTTGTAGACGAACAAAAAGGTGAAGCAACATTAGGGCACATCATGTTTAAAAATGGTACTTTATTTGTACCAAAAGAAAAACAAAACTTACAAAAATTATTATCTCTTTATCACCCAGGTTTAAATATTAAGTATGCTGAATTTGATGCTATTTTAACAGCTAATAACGAATTAGAAGACTTAGATATTCAAATTGATGCTTTAGTAGCTGCAAGAGAAATAGATGTTGATCAAGCTGAAGCTATTTTAAGAGTTGAAATTGGATCTGCTGTTTCAGGAATGAGCTCTAAGGAAATTAGAAGAGATTTATTATTATTTGCAAGAAGAAATCCAGGATTGTTTATTGAATTAGCTAATGATGAAAATGTACAATTAAGGAATTTTGCAATTAAAGCTTCTGAAGCTGGTATTATAAAACTATCACAGGATCAAAGAACGTTTATGTGGGGTACAAACAACGCTAAACTAATGACTGTTCCTTTTGATGAAAATCCATACTCAGCTATGGCAGCATTCTTTAAGACTGATGAAGGCGTGGAAATCTTCAAATCTATAGAGAAAAAATTTAAATAGTACGTAATATTAATATATGGGGTGATTAATTTCGCCCCTATATTATAATAAAAAATAAAATGGCAATAAACGTAGATACAGTTTACAAAACAGTTCTGTTAATACTCAATAAAGAACAAAGGGGTTATGTAACACCTGATGAGTTTAATAAGATAGGTACGCAAGTTCAATTAGAAATATTTGAAAAGTACTTTGAAGATCTTAATCAACAACTACGCGTGCCACAAGCTGACAGCGAATATGCTAACAGACAAAAAAATATAGACAACAATATCTCTATTTTTAAAACAATTGGAGATTGTACATACAATGTTGGTGGTTATTTTTTACCACCAAGTGATACACATAGAATTGGTACTGTAATTTATAAAGATGAAGTGGAATTACAAAGAGTTCAAAGAAACGAACTTCTTAATATAAACATGTCTAAACTTACGAAGCCAACAACAACCCACCCTATATACGTTTACGAAGACGGAACTACTACAAATCCGCCGCGTGTATATGTTTATCCAAAAACTATAACTACAGCTTCTGATGTGACGGTTTCTTATATAAGAAAACCAGCCAATGTTGTTTGGGGTTACCAGCAATTAGGTGGTGGAACCTGGACTTCAGGCCCATACATATATAATCCTGCAACGTCTACTCAGTTTGAATTAGACGCAACAGAACAAACAAACGTAATAACAAATGTATTACTGTATATGGGTATTGTTATTAAAGATCCTCAAATAATACAAGTTGCAGCGCAACAAGCTCAAGCAGAAGAAGTAAATAAAAAAAGCTAATAGATTATGTCTAAACCAAATAACGGCTTAATAACCGAAACAAATAGCCAATACTACGCTGGATCACAGAGTTTTACTACTACTGCAGGACAAACTTCTTTTGTTTCTACATTTAACACTGATTTAGTTTTTGGTAATTATAGTCCTAATACTACTGACTATGGTTTAAATAACTTTGTCTTATACTTTAGCACGAGTGGACTTCCTGGAACTTTCAACGAATACATACAAGCTTACACTGTTGTAGATAATACAATAAATTTAGCTGTAGCTTTACCAGCTGGTAGTTACATTGTCATACAGTTAAAAAGTAACGATGGTGGTAATTACGGGGACGAAGATGCTTATGGTGACGCTGTTGAAAACAACTACGGTGGATATGAGTATGTAACTTTAAATGATATTATAAATAACTTTTTGGTTGCTTACGTTGGCGCAGGTAAGTTAATATCTGATGTTAAAAGAACTGATGTTATATTTCACGCTAAAAGAGGTTTACAAGAGTTTAGTTACGATACATTAAAAAGTATTAAATCTCAAGAATTAAGTATACCACCAAGTTTAAGCTTGCCTTTACCACAAGATTACGTTAACTATGTTAAAGTTTCTTGGGTAGATCAATTAGGTGTTAAACATCAAATATTTCCAACACAACTTACTAGTAATCCATATACTACACCTGTTCAAGATAATAACGGTATACCTATTCAGGACAACTACGAAGAAAACTTACAAGGATCTTCTCAAACAGAAGAAAGATGGAGTGTTGCTAATAAAAGAGAAATAAACAATATTGCTTCTATTGAAAATTACAACGAAGGTTTAGATGGTGAAAACTACTGGTGGGACGATGGAAACTTCTTTGGTAGAGCGTATGGTCTTGATCCTCAAAACGCAAATATAAATGGCTACTTTACATTAAACCCGAGAGAAGGTAAAATATCTTTTTCAAGCGATTTAGTTGGAGCGTTAGTTATATTAGAATATATTTCAGATGGTCTAGCTTATGACATGGCCACTAAAGTTCCTAAAATGGCTGAGGAAGCTATGTACAAACATCTTATGTATAGCATACTTTCTACTCGCGCTAATCAACCTGAATACGTAGTACAGAGATTTAAAAGAGAAAGATCTGCTGAACTTAGAAACACTAAAATAAGATTATCAAATATAAAGCTTAGTGAAGTAATACAGCAAATGCGAGGTAAGTCTAAGTGGATTAAACATTAATTAAATGGCTGAAATTAAAAATAATTTTATAAGAGCCAAGATGAACAAAGATCTGGATGACAGACTTGTTCCTCCTGGAGAATATAGAAATGCTCAAAATATATCTATAAGTAGATCGGAAGGTTCTGATGTTGGTGCTTTAGAAAATATTTTGGGTAACTCTGTTATATCTTCTACTGTATTAAATATACCAAACATAGATGTTATAGGTTTTTTAACTGATAACGCTACGAATAATATATACTTATTTTTAACAGACTATACCGATACTTCAGTTAGTGGTATATCTAATTTTGCACCATCAAATGCAAACTGTATCATATCAAGATACAACACTTCTACAAAAATATACACTAAACTCGTTCAAGGTAGATTTTTAAACTTTGCTAAAAACAATCCTATAATTGGTGTAAATATACTTGAAGATCTTTTATTCTTTACTGATAATAGAAATCAACCAAGAAAAATAAATGTTGACTTAGCTAATCCTAACAGTAGCTTAAGTCCAACTTATTATTCTAGTGAAGACACTATTTCTGTAGCAAAACCAGCGCCATTAGAAGCAATAAAGCTGGTTAATATAGCTCAAGGATTACCATTAGAATCTACAATGATAAATCCTGCTCAAGAGTTTATGCCTGATGGTACTACACCAAACCCTGATTATAATGCTAGCTGGGCTGGTGATCCTAATTTTTTACAAGATAAATTCGTAAGATTTAGTTATAGATATAAGTTTGATGATGGAGAATATTCTTTAATGGCTCCATTTACACAAACATGCTTTATACCTAAGCAACAAGGTTATTTTTTAGATGGTGATCAAGAAGAAGCCTACAGAAGTACTATAGTGCAGTTTGTAGAAAACAATGTAACACAAATAGGTTTAAACATACCTTTTCAAACTGAAAATCCAGAAACTGATCTACACATAAGTGAATTAGAAATAATATACAGAGAATCAGATACAACAAATATAAAAGTTGTTGAGTCTATTCCTGTAAACTCTGTAGTTAACAAAATGAAGTCTAATGTAAACAAAAAGGTTTACAATTTTACTTATATATCTACAAAGCCATATAAGACACTACCAGCTGATCAAGGCACTAGAGTTTATGATATGGTACCAGTTAGGGCTTTAGCTCAAGAGGTTTCAGGAAACAGGGTAATGTATGGTAACTTTTACGATAGAATGTCACCGCCTAAGTCTATAGATTATGGCGTTGGTTATTCTTTAAAGCTACAAGACAGTCAAGTAGAATATCCTAACCACACTACGAAACAAAATAGAAACTATCAAGTTGGTATTGTTTTATCGGATAAATTTGGTAGACAATCTTCTGTTGTTTTATCTTCAAAAGATACAGGAGAAAATGAAGAAGGAATACAATACGGTGGGTCAACTATATACTTACCTTATTTTAATGGAAATCTATCAGATATATTAAGTTGGCCAGGTTATGCATTGAGAGTTTTATTTAATTCTCCAATACCTTCTAATTTAAATATAGAAGGTTATCCTGGTTTATACAGCGAAACTAATCCATTAGGTTGGTATTCATACAAAGTAGTTGTTAGGCAACAAGAGCAGGATTATTACAATGTGTTCCTGCCTGGTATATTAAACGGTTATCCCAATGGTACTACTAATTTTAATACTGAGGTTGATCAAACAGCTAACATCGTACTAATAAACGATAACATAAATAAAATTCCAAGGGATTTATCCGAGGTTGGTCCTGATCAAAGACAATATAGAAGTAGTGTGCAAATATTTGGTAGAGTAACACCAGATCCTTTAGATTCTACTTTAAACAAACAATACAAGCCTGGTATATTATCTGATACTGTAGTTTCAATATCCACAGTAAACGATACTAACTATAATGAAACGCAAGGAGTAAATTTAGTATATCCTGAATTTTACCAAAGTGAAACTAATCCACTTATAGGTAGAATAAGTACGCAACAATCCATAGGTGTTGTTGGTAGTGCTACATATAATATAACTTTAGGTATTTATGAAACTTCACCTGTTGTTTCATTACTTGATATATATTGGGAAACCAGCACAACTGGTTTAATATCTGAATTAAATCAAGCTATAAGCCAAGGATTTGCTGGGCCTTACTTTATTAACTTAAATGGTGGTTATAATCAAAACGAAGGAATGGCATTAGGCACTAAAATAGTTAGTGGTGCTTACACAGAGGATAGTAATAACTTACCAATAGTAACTCCTGTTAATTTTACCTTTAGTTCTGTTATTGATGGGAATGGAGTGAATAGAACAAATGAATTTACCATATCTAAAACACCCAACTCTGCGTATCAATTTGATATAGCTACAAATGGTTTGTTTTATTACGGATCAAACTCATCTTATGATTTAGGTAATAGATCTTTTACGTTTACAATTAATTGCCAAGATACAGTTGGAGGCACAACAGAACAATTACAATTTACGGGATCAATTCAAAATGTAGCACCTACTATAACAAATTGCCCTGCAACACAAATATTACTAGAAGGTCTAACTTCTCCATGGGAAGTTTATACCATGCAAGGAAACAATGGTTCTTTAGTTGATTCAACACAAGGGTTAACTTGGAGTATACAAAGCGTTAGTTACAACGGAACATTAATAGAGAATCAAGAGTTATTTACAATAGATGAAATATCTGGTGTTATTAATCAGCCAAACGGCGATGCCCAAAAAACAGGTAACTATCAATTAGTTATAGGGTTGCAAGATGCTGGAGGATTAACCTCATTAAATTGTGATCTTTATGTTTCTTTTGGCGTGCCGCAAGAAATTTCTATAGAGTTTTATTTAGAAACTCCTTATTCAGATGACTGGAACGTTGAATGGATTACTGTTGATGGAACTAGGCAACAATCATTGCCTGGCCCTTGTAATTCTGGATGTCAAACAATTAACACTAGATCAGTGCCAAGTAACAACACTATGACTGCTAGAGTAAGTAATATTTCTAATCCATTAGCAGATGTAGCTCAATATTCGTTTATAGTTGACAACGTAACAGTTAACACTCAAACAAAACAACCACCATTTGATGCAACAGTAGAATATACTTTTACAAATGTACAAGCACAGTCTGAATACAAGGTAGAAGTGTACTATGGTTAGTATTAAATATTTACAAAAATAAGTGATTATAAATTATGGCAGCATCAATAGAAGTATCATACTTTAATTCGTTTTGGTTAAAACAGGTTCGTAATTCAAGCGATGAAGTTGTTTGGCCAAATGGTTATCCGTATCAAAACACTTTTCCTGGAACTGCCGCGGCTGGAGACAACAATTGGTTTATTGAAGAATCAAGAATTAGAGGAGGTTATAACAATACACAAGTAGATTTAGGCGTAAAAGCATATTTAGTTGAAGATGAATCTCAGCAACAGCATCGTTCCAATGCTTTAATATACTCAGGTATATTTAATTCAAGAACTGGTGTTAATAATACAAATCAATTTTCAGTAGGCGAGAGCATAACTAAAGCTACAGATCCAGCAAATGGATCAATTCAAAAGCTTTATGCTGAAGATACAAACTTAATAGTGTTTCAAGAGAACAAAGTCAGTAGGGCTTTAATAGATAAAGACGCTATATACTCTGCCGAAGGAAACGCGGCTGTAACATCAACGCAGTTAGTAATAGGACAAATAGTTCCTTACGCTGGTAACTTTGGTATAAGTAAAAACCCAGAAAGCTTTGCTGTGTATGGTTATCAAAAATACTTTGCTGACAAAGATCGTAATGCTGTTTTAAGGCTATCTATGGATGGTTTAACGGAAATTTCAGGTTATGGAATGTCTGATTATTTTAGAGACAATCTAAGCAGTATAGGTGAGTCAGGTAAAATCATAGGTGGTTATGATATTCATAATAAAAACTATACTTTATCTTTGCAGAAAACACCTGCTTGGCAAGAAAATACTGATAACACTTCTAACTATGCGACTTTAACTTTTGATGAGCTAGTGAATGGTTGGAATAGTTTTTATACTTACAAACCTACAGCTATAGGAAGTCTTAAGAATAAGTTTTATAGTTTTAAAAATGGTTCTATATATGAACATTATACAAATTACAATGGTAACAATAGGGGTTATTTCTATGGTTCTTACGCACCATCAAATATAACTTTTATATTTAACGAAAATTCTTCCGTATCTAAAAACTTCCAAACAGTAAACTATGAAGGTGATAATGGTTGGCAAGTTACAAGCTTTAATTCAGACGCTCAAAGATATGATTATGTAAATAATGGTTGGGTTAGTTATGACGACAAAACAGCTCAAGTGCCTAGCTATAGTCAAACGTACAACGATGGTGGAGTTGTATATAGACTTGGATTTGATAGAAAAGAAAACAAATACTTTGCAAATTTAATAAATAACAGCGCAGCCAGAGACGGCGAAGTAGTATGGGGTAATGAAATGTCTGGTATTAAAGGATATTTTGCTACTGTTACTTTTTCAACAGATGCAATAACAGACGTTGGAGGAGCAAAAGAATTATGGAGTGTTGGATCTAAATTTGTAGTATCTTCGTATTAAATTAAATTATATGTCAAAAGAATTAACGAAATCTGTTAAAGAAAAAAGACAACAGATATTAGATTTTGAAGCTACATTGTTATCAATGCAAGATCAAGATGGTGTTTACTTAGGTGATAATCACAAACACCCACTTAAACATGTTTTTACTGAAGGCATATATTTAAGAGAACTAAGATTAGAGGAGGGCACAACAATAGTAGGTAAAATACACAAAGAAGATCATATAGTTTTTTTGCTACATGGTATAGTAGCTGTTGCTACAGATAACGGAGTTCAAGAGTATGAAGGTCCGTGTTATATAAAATCTCCTGGCGGAGTGAAACGTGTTGCTCACGCTATAACAGATATTATATGGGTTAACATTCACGCTAATCCTACAAACACACAGGATTTAGAAGAATTAGAAAACAATATAATAGCTAAAGATTATTTAGAATATGAAGAATTTAAAAAACTTAAATAATACACTATGTCATTTGGAGTAGTAGCAATAGTAGGTGGTGCTTTAGCTGTTGGTGGAGCTGTAACTGGTGCTATTTCTTCTGGTAAACAAGCTAGAAGAGCTAGATTAAACGCCAAGTCATTAACTGGAGAGTTGGAAGCTTTAGAAAAGAAAAGACAAACAATTATTAATCCATACGAAAACGTAAAGGATTTATCATCTATGATAACAGATGTTAGTGGCATGGCTTCAAATCCTTATGCAAATCTAGGTGTTGCCACTCAAGCTGCTCAAATTCAAGTGGAAGAAGCTGATATATCACTAGCAAACGCTTTAGATACAATTAGAGCTACGGGATCTGGAGCAGGTGGCGCTACAGCTTTAGCACAAGCTGCTTTGCAAAGTAAAAAAGGTGTTGCTGCTAGCATAGAACAACAAGAAGCTAATAATGAACAATTAAGAGCTCAAGGAGAAGCTAACTTGCAAAATATCAAAATGTCTGAAGCTCAAAGAGTACAAGGAGCTTTAATGGGTGAACAAGGTAGAATGCAACAAGCTGGTGTTTCTGGAGCTGAGTTCATGTATAGAGAACAAGAAAATAGAGAAATGCAACAGTTAAATAGAAAGCAGGCTCAAATAACAGGACAACAACAACAACAAGTTGCGGCGCAACAAGCTCAAGCTGGATATATAAGTTCTGGTATTAGCGCTGTGGGTAATATAGGTGCTTCAGCTATAGGCGCTGCTTAATTTTAGTTAGTAATAAAAATATAAAATGGGAGCATACGAAAATCCAATTGCAGTAATAGATACAGAGTCAGCTAAAATATTTGCTAATGCAATTTCAAATATTGGTAAAACTGTTTCTGGTGTACTAGATCAAGAAGCACAAAGAAAATCAAAAGCTAAAGAAGAAGAAAGAGAATGGCTTGATTGGACTTTTAAATATACCAATGACAACCTAGATAAAGTGTATGATCAACTTCAAACAGTTGGTGTTAATAACGCTGAGGCTTTTAATGCTGTAAAAGGTTTAATAGATGAAAAAACTAGATTTGGTATATCCGCTAAAAGAGCTTCTACGCAAGAAGAACAAAACGAGTTGCTAACTAAAGCTAGTAAATACGAAAAAGGCATAAGATCTTTTATAAACATTCAAAAAAACTTTAAAGAAAACGACGCGCTGTTCAATACAGAGTTTGTTGAGAATATAGATAAAGTAGGCAAAGAAGGTGGTGTCCCATTAATAGGTAGTAAGAATAAAGAATACAACCTAGGCATGGCTATCAGAAGTGGTATAAATCCTGGTAAGGAAGAATTTTATTTTGACGAAAACAAAGGCAATTGGAGAGTAAAATATACTGGTGAAGAAATAACAAAAGCAGGTTTAGAATCAGTAGACATGGATGCAGCTATATTTGCTAGTTATGATCCTGGAACTATACCGGAAATATCTAAAAATATTTATAGTTTATTTTCAGAAAAATCTGAAACAAATCCTACTGGTCTAGGTTTTTTAGGAAAAGACAATCAATTATCACCTCAATACGTAGACACTGAAAATGTAAAATACCAATATTCTAAAGATGGTAAATTAAGGACTGAAATATTTCCAGCTAAAGTAAGTGAAATGACAGCTCAAGCAACTACTTTTTTAACTGCTCAAGCTGAGGGATTATTAAAGTCAGGAGAACAAGCTCAAGTTGTGTGGCAAAACATACTTTCTAAAGGAGATGATAAATTAGAACCAGGCGCTGACGGCAATGGTATATATGGTAAATCTTCAGAAGAAAAATTTATAAAAGCATACGTAGAAAAAGGTTTACAATCTATACCTAAATATAAAGTTGGTAAAACATCTGATTCTCCTGTTATTAAAACAACTACAACTAAAGAAGGAGCTGCTCAAGCAAAAGTTTACAATAAAGCTAAAACTTTAACAGACGATATACTTAGAGCAAACTCAGGTAAAAATTCTAGATTTTTTATAAATAAAGAATTAGACGGTATGTCAATATCTTCTGCTCAATGGAGTGGTGACACTTTGAATCTTGTTTTAGACAAACCTTCTGGTGATGGCATAACAGAAATACCTAGAAAGTTTGAAATGAATAGAAGAGAAGACGTAGAAGATCTAGTAGCTTTGTTAGCGCAAGAAAGATATGGTAAAGATGCAAGCGCTGAGGAAATAAGAGATATGACCTCTATGATACTTAGAGAAAGACAAGCAGATAGACAACCTAAAATAAACACTTCATACAAGTAATATGAATGAAATCTATATAAATCCAGAAACAGGGGAGCTATTTGAAGTTAGTGCTGACAAAAAAGATCAATTCTTAATTGACTTTCCTAACGCTGTATTACAGACGGAAGAAGAAAAGCCAGAGGAAATAACTACAGAGATGTTTGTTAACCCTGACAATGGCGAACAATTTGAAGTAAGCATTGATAAGAAAAATCTTTTTCTACAAGATTTTCCAAACGCAGTTCCAATTGATCAAGCGGGAAAGCAAACACCTTCAGCTCAGGATGCGGTTGCGGGAGAAAACAAAGCATCCGATACGGATTTACAATCGGAAGATGGTTCTTTGGAATCACGTCAAAATGATATATCTGCTTTTGAAAGTATAAAAAATGCTTTTATAAATGTAGGAAAAGATATAAAAGGCATATATGAATTTTGGACTGGCGAAGATCCAGCTTTAGACATAGCAACAGCTAGCATATACAACGGCTTATTTGGTGCTGAAAAAATGGATGATTTTGTTGAAAGAAACAAAGGCAAGTGGCTCGTTGAAGGTATAGGTACTCAAGAAATATTAGAGAAAATTCCTGAATTAGAAAAAGATAGGCAAGAAAGAAAACCTACACTTGAAATAATAGAGAGTTTAAAAAAAGGACAAATAGTTGACGCTGGTGCTGGTATAGCTAGCGCTTTTGTTAACACAATAGGTTCTGCGTTATATGGGGTAGCAACTATGGGGGCTGGATTTTTTATGGATTTTGCCGCTGACAATTACTTAGAATACAACAAAGCTTTAGCCAAAAGAAAAAATAAAAAATTAGAAGATTTAATAAAAGAAGACGAAGCTGAGATAATGGTTCCTGTCGGTGTGGCATACGCGCAAGCTTTAGCTGAAAATATTGGTTTAGGTAAAATGCTAAAACCAGTTGGTAAAGCTGCCTCTAAAACTATATTTAAAAAAGCTATAGAAGGTTATGGTAAGGGTAAATCAGCAACTTTATTAGAAGCTGGTGGAACAGAAGCTATTACCGAAATGTTTCAATACGGAGCGGAAGAGTTTAACAGGAAGTTAGGGGAAACAGGAAAAGAATCAGAAGCTGCTGGCGCGTTTTTTGATGGAGTTTTTTCTCAACAAGGTTTTGAAAGTGGACTTCAAGGTTTAGTTGGTGGTATAGGTGTTTCTGGATCTAGAATGTTAGCTAATAACAACGCTAGAACTCCAACTGATGTTGATGCTATTGATAATGATTTAAAAAATCTTTCTAATCTAAACAAAGAGTATAATAGAGCTAGATCTGAGACCGTTAAGGAAGGTGTACAAGAAAGAATTAATGAAGTAAAAAACAACATATCAGAAAGAGTTAAAAGAACAAATCTGCAAGTAGAAAACATGACTGAAGAGCAGATTGAAAAAATAAATGAACTAGGTAAATTAGCTGAAGTTCAATTAAGTAAAGTAGATAAGTTAAACGAAGAGTTTGATGATGGAAAAATAGATAGAAAGCAATATACCTCAGCTTTAAATGGTTTCAACAAAGCTTATATCGATACAAAAAACAAAATACATGAGGTATTATTAGAAGAAAATATAGAAGTAGCAACTAAATTATCTAAAGACTTAGGTTTTGAAAAAGACCCAAATGTTTACAATACAACTTTGGAATACAATATTGCTTTAGCTAAAAAACTAGGTATTACACTTAAAGAAGCTAAAGATGTATCTAAAAATACTGATGGTGTTTTTATAGGTGAAGGTGAAATACTAATAGACAAGCAAAGAGCTATTGAGATTGGCGCTGTTAGCGTTGGTAGTCATGAGATATTACATCCTATTTTAAATGCTGTTATTGGTGATAAGAAAAGTCAAGGAAAAATTGTAAATGAATTCAAAAAGGTAATGACCTCTAAGCAACGTACTTACGTTGAACAACAACTCAGAGATAATGTAGATCAATCTAAATGGGATACAGAATACTTAAACTATTTTTCAGACGGAATACTTAAAGGTAAAATAGATTATGATAAAACACTGTTTGAAAGAATAGGTGATATAATAATTAGAATATTCAAAGGCAAAGGCTTTAACAATATATCATTTGATAATGGTAGAGATGTGTATAATTTCTTAAAAGAATATAACACAAGCATAAAAGAAACGGGTAAAGTTAGTAGTAAAGCTGTTGAAGCTATAAAAGCTGGTGAAGTAAAAACTGGTCGTAAAGCTGCAACTGTTGGTTTAGCTGGTAGTATTCAAAAATCAACTACAGAGGATTTAAACAAAAAAGTAGATAATCTTGTTGGACAAAAAGATGAAGCTGGCAATTACAAGTACAAAAGCAAAGAAGAATTTCAATCTTCAGAAGAATTTGTAAATGCATACGACAAAATAATTAATGGAAAACTTTTAGATGGTTTAATATTAAAAGGAATTGAAGGAAGAGATGTATATGGTGTATCTCTTGAAGATTTCATAGAACAAGTAAAAACAGGACAAGGAAGTTTAACTGATCTTTTATTAAAATTCGATCCAACCAAAAACAATAGTTTAATTGGATATATAAATAGTCAATTAAGCTATAAAAAAGGAGATTTATTAAAGAAACTTAAGAAACAACAAACTAAATCAATAGACACAGCCGCTGGTGAAGTAGGTTCTATAGCCGAATTAGAAGCTGATGATACATCAGAAGCTATATTTGAAGAGTCCATGGCTGAAGAGCAACGTCAAAGTGGTCTTATTAAAGCTGAAGAAATATTATCTAAAGACTTTGTTAAAGCAGCTACAGAAGAAGTAGTTGGTAAATTAGCTCAAATCACTCCAAAAGATTTAACATTTAAAAATGTAAAAGGATTAGTAGTTGATACACTGGCTAAAGAAATAGGTATACCAGCTAAAAAAATAATGGACACTACAGCTAACATGTCTAGTCAAGAAATGGGTGTGTCTATAAACTGGATTAAGCAACATGCTAATCAAATAGCCAAGATAATGCCACAAGGTGCTGTGTTAGATTCCGCTAGTGAAAAACTGCTCGGTACAGCCACTGGTATTGCTAATTCAATTCTTAAAAATCCAAAACTATATACTAAAAACCCTAGGATTAAAAAAGGTCCTGGTCTTTCTCCATTTGTTAAAAACAAAAACATTAAAGGAGAAGATGTTTTAAACGCTATTGGTATTGTAAATGGTGAACCAAAACCTGGCATTGGACCTAGAACACCAGAGGGTCAAGCTGTAAAAGGTATACTAGCTATGTATGAGAAACTTGTTTCTAACTCTTTATTGAGACAAGAGCTTATTGATCAAGGCGAATCATTAAATGTTATACAAGATATTGGTGCTGGAAAAGGCGATTTGATGTTTAGTATGTCTTCAGAAGACATTAAACTATTAAACCAGTATGATATAAATGGATATAAACTTGAATCAAAAGCAGACATTAACAAATATATATCTGATTTAAGAAAATTAATACCATTACTAAATACAAATGATTTTAAAATACTAAACGCGACTGTATTACAGTTTTCTAATTTAGACACAAAAGAGCTTGTAAAATACCTTCAAAGTGAATTAAAAAAATTAAGCAAATCTAAAGAATTAACTAGATTTGTTACTATAAGTAGAACAGCTGTTAGAAAAAAATTTGGTAGTACTTTTGAAGATTTAAAAGAAAAAATAAAAATACCAGGATATGTTCAAGAATACAATGAACAAAATTCATTAGTTTTTGAAAAAATGTGGAACACTATAAATGAAATACTAAGTGATCCTAAGAATAAAGATCTAGCACCTGTAATAGTTACTTTTTTAGCTAACTCACAAATAGAAAAAGCAAATCCACATAGATTAGGAGCTCCATTAGTAGCTTATGAATTAGCTAATGGTAGAATAGACAGCTATGAACATGCAATGCCTTCTGTTGAAGCTTACAGAAGATTAATAAAGGCTTCTTTAGATCCTAATATTGATTTTGCGGAAGAGTTTGAGTTTGTAAAAAATAATTACAAGCTTATGGCTATAACAAAAGAAACTGACGATAAACTACTAGCAAATGGTAGTAATAGTTTTTTTGATACTAAATGGAAGCATTGGTGGCAGAGATATTTTAATCCTAAGGTTGCTGCTTTAAAAGGTGGTATAGATCCTAGTAAAATATATTCTATATACGCAGAAGAAAGCTTAGCAGAGGAATATAATATAACAAATAAAGGAGCTAAAGAAGGTCAGTTTAGTAAAAACTTAAATAGAGAATTTAACGATATACTACAAGCAACTACTGGTGTTGATTCTAAGAAAACATACAGTAAGATTGGCGCTGAAATGGCGGGATCTAAAAAAGGTAGGTTTGATTTCTTTATACCACCTGGAGCCGAAGACTTTATAGGTTTAATATACAAGACTTTAGGCAAAGGGGAAATAGGTGATAGACAATTAGCTTGGTACAAGAAAAACTTTTTTGATCCATACGCTAGAGCTATGGCTGCTGTTACTAAAGATAGGGTTGTAATGGCTCAAAAGTTCAAAGATCTTAGAAAAGAACTTAAGATAGTACCTAAAAATTTAAGAAAAAAATTACCAGGTGAAGGTTTTACTCAAGAGCAAGCTGTTAGAGTTTATATATGGACCAAGCAAGGTGAAAAAATACCTGGTTTAAACGAAGGAGATTTAAGTACATTAAATGATTACGTAAAAAATAACCCAGAATTAAAAGAGTTTGGCGATAGACTTATAGCTATAGCAGGTAAAGATGCTTATGTTGCACCAAGAGAAGGTTGGACAGCTGGTACTATAACTACAGATCTTTTAGATACGGTTAATGGTAGTAAAAGAGCTATGCACTTAGAGCAGTGGCAAGATAATGTTAACGCTGTATTTACTGAAGAGAACTTAAACAAGTTAGAAGCATTATATGGTAAGTCTTATAGAGTAGCATTAGAAAACATACTTAAAAGAATGAAGTCTGGTAGAAACAGATTGTTTACATCGGACTCTTTAACTGGTAGGTTTGTTGATTGGATTTCTAATTCAATTGGTAGTATCATGTTCTTTAACAGTAGATCAGCTATACTACAAACAATATCTTCTATTAACTTTATAAACTTTACAGATAACAACATTATAGCCGCTGGTAAAGCGTTAGCTAACCCAAAACAGTTTGCTTCAGACTTTATGACGCTTATGAACTCTGAGTTTTTAGTAGATAGACGTAATGGTCTTAGAATAAATGTTAACGAAGCTGATATTGCTAACATAGCTGCTACATCTAAAAACAAAGCTAAAGCTTTTATAAGTGAAATGCTTAAGTTAGGTTTCTTACCTACTCAAATTGCAGATAGTTTTGCAATAGCTTCTGGTGGCGCTGCTTTTTATAGAAACAGGATCAACACTTACTTAAAGCAAGGATTGAATCAGACAACTGCAGAGCAAAATGCAATGAGGGATTTTAGAGAAACCGCTGAAGAATCTCAACAGTCTAGTAGACCAGATAAAATATCACAACAACAAGCTGGTCCATTAGGACGTATTATATTGGCTTTTGCAAATACTCCAGCACAATATGCTAGAATAATTAAAAAAGCTGCCTTAGATCTTAAGAATGGACGAGGGGATAGAAAAACAAATATATCTAAAATAGTTTATTATGGAGTAGCACAAAACTTATTGTTTAGTGCAATGCAAAATGCTTTGTTTGCTTTAATGTTTGATGGAGATGAAGACGAAGAAAAAGCAGAGGAGGAAAACAAGAAGTATGGTAGAGTAGCAAACAATATGGCAGACAGTTTACTAAGAGGTATGGGGTTTGTTGGTGCTGTTACATCTGTAGTTAAAAATGCTGCGTTAAAAATAGTAGAAGAAAGTAACAAGGACATACCTAAGTATGAAAAAGCAGCTAAAGAATTAATAAAAATATCACCACCTATATCTTCTAAACTATCTAAAGTTGAATCAGCATTAAGATCAGCAAGCTGGGATAGGGATAAAATAAAAGAAGCAGGTTTAAGTATAGACAACCCAGCTTATATGATTGGGGGAAAATTATCATCAGCAGCTTTTAACATACCACTTGATAGAGCGCTAACTAAAGTAGATAACATACAAAACGCTATGTCAAAAGAAACAGAAATTTGGCAAAAATTCGCGTTGTTAGCTGGTTGGCAATCTTGGGAATTAGGTATTGAAGACGAAGATGATAAAACTAAAAGAGGATCAACTAAAAGAAAAACATCAGAAAGAAAAACAGTTAAACGTAAAACAGTAAAACGAAACAAATAAACTATGGAACCATTAATTATTATTTTAGGAATTTCACTAATAGTTAACTTTATTTTAGGTCTTATGCACTTAAATAAAATTAAAGATGAGGATAAAGATTTTATTCCAGACGCTATAGAAGACAAAGCAACCAAGGTAAAAGAACAAACTATGCATCGTTTAGGAAGAATTAAAGAGGAGCTAGCCGATGTAGGCGCCGCTATCAAGGAAGTTGGTAATCAAATTGGTGACTTACCAGATGCTGCAAAAGGTAAAACTAGAAAAGGCAGAAAATAATGGCAAGAAAAAAAGCAGTAAAAGCTTGCTGGTCAGGCTTTGAAGCAATAGGTTTTAAAATGAAAGGTTCTAAAAGAGTACCTAACTGTGTACCTATTAAAAAGAAAGGAACAAAAAAATAATGGGCAACATACCCAATAGTTCCTGTAACCAAAAAGGGGAAGCTGTAATGGCCTCCCCTTTTTTCATTGATAACTAATAAAAATAAAATAACTAAACAATACCTGGCAAATGGTATATTTTATCCGTCACAAGATACACAATCTGGATCCATAGCTGCAGCAGCAATATCTCCTCTTAAAACCGATTCAGTTCTTGTGTAATATAAAGTCTTCACTCCTTTTTTCCATGCTTCAAAATGAACTTGATTAATCCACTTTGGTGTAGCAGTACTTGGAAAAGCTAAGTTTAAACTAACTGATTGATCTATGTACTGTTGACGTATTCCAGCTTGACTAACTAATTCTAACTGGTTTATTTCTTTGAACGTTTTAAACACATCTTTAACGGTATCATAACCGTGTAACATATCTTGTTCTGACGCGTCAGGTAAATATACTAATTTTTTATTAATATAAGCCCAATCGTCTAAAATATTTATGTCCTGAACACTTCCACCGTCAACAAGTATTTTCTCCCAAGTTTCTTCTGTATCAATACCGATCTTCTTTAAAACTTTAATAAGCTCTTTATTTTTTCTAATAAACGTACCTTTCGCAGATTGCTCTGTAAAAACATTAGCAGCCCAAGGCTCAATACCTGGACTAACATTACCAGATAGTTTACTATTTGATACAGTAGGTGCAATAGCCCTAAGATGAGTATTCCTAAGTCCAGTATCACGACACCATAAAGGTTCTCCATATACCTCGGCAAGATCACGCGATGCCCTTTCACTTTCGATTTTAATCTGACTAAATATTCTTCTAGTCTCAAACTGAGCTTGTAATCCTTCAAAAGGTATTCCACTTTGCTGGAGGTAAGTGTGCCACCCAAGGACTCCAAGACCAAGCGCTCGTCCTTTTTCTGCAAAACGAACTGAGTTTTCAAATCCTTTAAGGCCTTTAGCCTTTTGTATAAACTCTTCAAGTACTCCATCTAAAAACCATATTGCGTGGTAGATTAAATTAGTATCTTTCCACTCGTTATACTTACTTAAATTCAATGAAGATAAACAGCATACAAAGCTATGATTTTCATCAGTATGTAATGTTATCTCACTACATATGTTAGTCATATGTACTTTTAAACCATTTTTCTTGTAAGCTTCTGGATTAGCTTTATTTGTATTGCCTTTAAAAAGAATATAAGGTTCACCAGTTGCTTTACGTTTTTGTAAAAGTTTACTCCATTTTCTTCTAGCTTCAGCATCTCCCTCTTCTAGTTTTCTCATAAACTTATCACCAACCACAGCACATTGATGTAGGTTTAATGATTGTCTATTAACGTCTCCTTTAGGTTCCCTTATTTCTAACCATTCTTCAAAGTCACCGTGGTCAATGTTGATATTTACACTAGCGGCTCCTCTTCTTACTGATCCTTGGTTAGTAGCAAGAATAGTAGAATCGTATATCTTACAGAAAGGCACAACGCCATCTGACGTACCATTACCTGTAATTTTAGCACCAGCTGGTCGTATCATATTAATACCGATACCTACACCACCTCCGTGTTTAGCCAACAACATCATCTCTAAATTCTTACCTCCAATTTCTTGAATACTATCACCAACATCGATACCAAAGCAAGATATAGGTAAACCTCTATCTGTGCCAGTATTAGATAAAACAGGTGAAGCTAGGTTTAACCAACCATTCCATATATATTCGAAAAACTTTTCAGCAAGCTCAGGCTTATATAATCTTTTAGCAACAGTTGTTGATACCCTCGTATAAGCATCTCTTGGCGTTTCATTAGGTAATAAATACCCACCAATAATAGTTTTTTTATAAACTTCAGTATTACCCCATGAAGGATAATCCTTACCTTTTACCCAATCATTATTCCACATCTCCAAGATCTAATTTAGTTTTTTCTTCAGTTACTTTTTCTTTAAGTTGTTCAATAGCCTCGTCATAACCAGGCATCAATTTAACAGCTTCTAACGTACCTACAGATAAATCTTTAAGATATGTGTTTTCATTTAATAATTGTTGAACTACGTTGATTAATGCAACAACCTTTTTTTCTAGTAGATCTTGTCTACTTTGTTTTTGTCCTTTCATTTTATTTTATTTAATTTACCAAATATCTTCAAAGTCTTCTCCTTCACCTGCTTTAGAGTAATCAGTCGGGCGAATAGCAAAAAAATCAGTATGAGTGAGCCCCCCGGTAAGATGATAGAACCAGTCAAGATTACTTGCTGCTTTTTTGTCAAATTCAAAGTATTCCCCACTGTCCCTGTAACCGAGTTCAATAATTTTTTCATTGAGTCTTTTTCTAATGAATTGCTTGAGGTCGTAAGCTTTAAGGTTTTCGATGTCTCCAAGCTCAAACATTTTGTCAATATAGTTTTCTTCTGCTTTAAGTATTGCTTCTGCTGCATCTAATACTTCTTCTTTACAATCATTTAAAAGTTTGGGATCTTCTTCGCACATGTGTCTAAATAATTGACAACCCATTTTACTGTGCAACGACTCGTCTCTTACAGACCATTTCATTTGTTGCCCAACACCTTTTAATAGGTTTCTTAATTGAAAACTATATAGTACAGCAAAAGCAGAATAAAGAGAAACACCCTCAGCAAAAGCAGAGAATATAGCAAGAGACTTAGCAATACCAAGGCGATCATTACCTTCATAAGAAACCAAATTTTCAAATCTTTGCATCGTTGCTTCATCTTGTAAAAAAGCCTCAAAATCTTCCAGTCCAAGTGTTTCATTTAGATATGAATAAGCGACAGCATGAATAGTCTCTTGAGAGCCAAACATCATAGCCATCTGTTGTATTTCGTGTTTAGGAAACCATCCAACTACTTTTTGCGTCCAGTAATCAGATACAGCACATTCTGTTTGTGCAAAACCTAATAATATATTGCCAACTAGGTTTTTTTCTTCTTTAGTTAGTTTTTCATTCCAATCTTTTACATCACCTGACATAGATATTTCAGTGTGTAACCAAAAAGCTTGAGCTTGTTTTAACCAACCTTCCGTGTAGTAAACTGGGTATTCAAATGGTTTGTATGGTATTCTAGGAGTAAATAATGACATATTTATTAGTTATTTAAAGATTTAATAGTTTGCAATGTATTTATCCATGATTCACAATAAGAAATCATGTCTTGTTTTTTGTGTGACCCGCTTGTAACTGATTTCATTTCAAATATTAAATCATCTAAAAAAAAATCAATAGCTTCATTCTGCTTATACGTCATGGTATATAGTAAAGCATAGTTCTACAATAGGTAGGTACAATACGTGATCAGTTGCTTGTTCTGATTGATATGATCTAATACCAATCAATATGCCTGGATATAATCCAATACTTAATTCCCAGTCTTTCATTTATTCTACTTTTATGTTATACTTATTTTGCATTTCAACAAGCTCTTTGTATTTAATTTTACCTCTTATTTCCCAACTCCATTTAATCCACTTATCAATCTGACGCTGAGCATACTTCTGTCTAGCTACTTTCTTCGCTTTTCCAGGATCAATTGTACTGTTCGATCGCATTCATTTTGATTTTGTGGTTTGTATAAAGTAATATTAGGAAATTGTTCTGAAACTAATCTTTTAAATAACTTCCATCTCATTGGAAAAGATTCATTTGCTCTACCTTTTGTTTCTATTATAAAATCATCTCCAATAAAATCAGGCGTATACTTTATTGGTAGTATTCTTTTGCTACCTCTATTAACGTAATCACCTTTACCATTTGCTTGTCTTTCGTATACTTCGTTTTCAAAATGAAAACCATTTAACAGAACAAAGGTTTCTCCTTCATACTTAGATCTTATCTTAGCTTTTTTCAAGGCCATATACATATAACGTTCTAATCCTGAAGCAAAATTATGTCCATCATAAGATATTTTCTTAGAAACAACTGGACCTCTTTTTTTTGATCTTTTTTTCTTAATCATAATGTTCTCCTGTGTTGCCATTTTGAGCAATAACATCCATTCTAGCTATTAAAGCTTCTTCTTTTAAGTCTTGAACCTCTTCTTTTGCCGCTTGCAAATAAAGTATTGCATCCATCAACTCTTCTTGTACATCGTTTAAATAACCAAAAAGATCTTTGTGACCACCTTTTCTTTCGCTATCTAACGTTCTACCGTATTTAGTAAAACCCAAATCTGATCTTGATACAAACTTGTCTACTACTCTTTCTACAACTGGATCTCTAAATGTAACTTCCTTCTTTTTCATTACAATGTTTGTTTTACAAAAGTTCCATTAATCATTTTACCTTTTCTACTCTTAATAACATTGTAAGCTGATTGTACGCAATCTTCTATTTTAAGATCTTCAAGCTTAGCTAAGTTTGTTAACACAACAACAATATCACCAATAGCATCTATAATCTCTGGTTTATCATTGTTAAGCAAAGCTTTAGCAAGTTCACCAGTTTCTTCAAGAAGTTTTATGTATTGTGTTTTGCTGTCACCTTTAGTGTATATACCTTTTTCAGCTGCCCATAGTCTAATAAGATCATATATATTTTCTTCAATACCATTTACAAGACCTTCGTGTAAACTTGGTTCAGCTATAAAAGCTTCATGAAAAGCTTTATTGTATATAAAACATCTGTCTTTATCATACATAGATGTTACTGAGTTATGAGCTAACCAATTTAATTCTTTTTTTGATTTTAATTCAAAATCACCAAAGGAAGTTTCCCATTTAAAACCAATACCTAGTTCTTTTTTAAGAAATTTCTTTAAATCAATTAGTGGCACTGGAAAAGTTGTTGTTTGTTCTGTTACGTTTAATTTCATTTTATTTGATTTTTTATTCATTAGATCTCTATACGTTTGTCTATCAACTTTATAGCCATAAGACTTTTGAAGTTCTATCTCCTTAGATGATATATAGCTTATATCTTCACTTGAATCAAGAACTTCGTACTCACCTGGTTTATACCCTTGGGCAACCGTAACTCTTCTATCAAGATCACGTGTAACCCCTATTTTTTTACCCGGGATATGGTATAAATAATAGATCATAATTTATTGTTATAAAGGTGTAAATTGTGTGCGTGGTGATAATATGTACCAACTGGCAAATTAAGCTCTCTAGCAACCAATTGCTGTAGTTTTGAGAAACAATATTGATCGTTGCAAAAGCCGTACCAGAGATCATTAGAACGCATGTAGACAGACATATTGAGTCTTTCGTTTAATATCGTAAACTGAACAGCATAAGTACAAGGCGTGTCTGTTTGATACGTGTCGTTTTCTTTGCCATCGTAAATTGAAATTGCTGATTGACGCGTTTGATTATTACCGCGCAAAGTGTGTATAGCATAATCGAGTTGACCGTTTCTCGTCCACTGCCAACCGTAATTTGATCTTACTTTACCTTCTGAGTCTTGCATTTTTTCCCATATAGGTGGTACTTTACCGTATATCTCTTTTAGCTTTGACAAACTTGGATCTCCAGATAAATACCATTGCCATTCAGCTTCAGCATACTCTTCGTTAAAGTTTCTTTCTTCATTTGCTATTGAAATATTTTTAGGATATTCCAAAGTAAAACCTACATTAAATAAAGCTTTAGTACCAGCAAATTCAACACCATCTGTCCTTATTTTTTGATTAAAGTAATCAAATGCTTCTGATGCGTTTTTAAAATTTGTTTTTATATTTTCCATAATAATAAAGATAATACTCAAATAATTTCTCCCATATAACTACTTTTTTGTAGGTTTCAGGGGATCTGTTTGTTTTGTTGTTAATTGTAATTTCTATAAACCAGTTGGTTTCGTCTTTAGCTATAGGTGATATACGTATACTGTTTTTAATGCACCAGCTATAAGCTTCAAATTCTTCATCACTATAAATGTATTGACCCATTGGGTCTTTTTTTATAACTCCCAAGGTAATGAATTTTCTTCTAACTTAACAGGATTTATTGGAATAAAACAACCTGATTTATGTTCCCATTTAAAATGAGCTTCTTCACCGTTTTGGCCTAGGTTCTGAAACTTAACTTTAAGTACTTTACATTTCACGGTTTTATTAACGTAGTCTCTATGAACTAACAACCCATGATATGAAGCATCGTACCATTCGCCACCACCTTTAATATTGTACATAGTAGGCTCTTCAATTTTACCGTCTTTATCTTTGTACATTTTAGTTGGATGCGCTACAATAATAACTAATACATCATACTTTTTAGCAAATACTTCTATCTTAGTTAAATACTCCATAGTATACCTATTAACGTCTTCTGTTTTAGAATCTGTGTCACGTACTTTATTAAATGGATCAATAACAAGGCATTTAATACCTTTTCGTTTTACAAGCTCAGCGCCTTTTCTAAGTACAGACTCTAAAGTATAACGCTCCATGTCTATAAAAAAGAAATTATCATTTACATGATTAGCTATTTGGTTCCATTTGCTAGAACCAATGTCTTCTTTAGTGGGCATGCCTTGCCATACCTTTCGCATAAGCTTATGTGCGTGAAGATAAGTTGGCGCATTCTCAGGACTAGCGTATGCCGTTTTCCATCCATACTTAGCGTTATATCCGACAACCATTTGATCGACGAAATCACTTTTACCGGAAGAAGGTATACCAGTGACAGTAATAAATTGACCAGTGTAAGTTGAAAAGATTTCATCAAAGTTAGATAAGCCAACCTGAAATCCGGGCTTAAAGCCATTTGTAACGAAATCAGTAATCTCCCCTTCAATGTCCTTAAAAGTGGTGACGTGTTCAAGAGGTACGGGCTTTGCTGCGGTAATACGCTGCGATAGTTTTTCTTTTCCATACTTTAATAAATATTCATTTGCATCTTTGCAGTCTTCAAAACTAGCCATGTAACAAACCTCAGCACCAAGACGTCTTATTAATTCTTGTTGTAAAGCTTGACCAGCTTCATCTGAATCTGTAGCTAATATTATTTTAGTTTTATCTACAAAGTAATCAATGCAATTGTCTAAGTAATCTAAATTATTAGATGTAAGTGTAGCACCATTAGGTACTGAAACAACGTTTGGCATACCAGCTTCATGAAGCGCAAGCACGTCCATTTCTCCTTCTGTTATGATACAGTATTCATAACCTATTATTGCATTTATGTTATAGAAGACTTTCTCAGCCCCCTTAAATAATTTAAAGTTCTTTCTTCCGTCTCGATACTTGATATTAATAAGATCTTCACCAACAAAATAATTAAACTTTATAACATTCTCGGCCTTACCGGTTTGTGGCATCCATTCAGATCCTTCAGTAACTTTTAAAGCTGATAGAGTGGAGGCAGAGATACCTCTACCTTTAAACCACTCTTCAACTTTAGTTCCAGGTACATTTACAACAAATGGCTCTGGCTTTATGTATACCTTATCTACATCACCTTTTCTTTGATAAGTGTGTAGTTGAAATGAATTGTTGCAGTTATGGCAAGTACCAAGACCCCGTTCCCAATCATAAGATGCACATTTAGAGTTCTTATTCTCAGGTTTCCTATCGTGAGAACATAAAGGACAAGTCCCTTGTGTTTTACCCACTTCTAAGTCATATTGATTAAACTGGTCGATCAAAAATCCATTGATCTCCGTACTGTTAACTTGCATTTATTTTATATTAAAAAGGTAAATCATCTGCTACTTGTGCTGCTGTTGGCGCCGCTTGAAAACTTGTAGCTGATCCAGCTTCGTTTTTCCAAACTTGAGTAACTCCTTCACCTACAAATAAAGACTCCGCTTTATTTTGTCTTTCTTCTTGTGTTTGTTGTTTAATAGCAAAATGAGTTTTTACTAGTTGAAATTTCTCATGATCATAAACTACTTTTTGAGATTCTGGTTTCATCTCAATAAGATCAAATTTAATTTCCTTAATTGCTATTTCATTACCTGACTTGTCTTTGTAAGATCTGTTCGATAATAATTCTCTTGCTTTGTCTGCGTCGATTGACACTGAAATTTTTGTTGCCATAATTTAATTGTTAAAGTGTTTGATTTAAAAAATATTGTTCTGGATCGAAATCCTTTGATTTAAAAAAAAGCCTATAAGCATCGATTGCTTTTAAAACTTTATCTTCTCCTGATCTTAAAAACGCGTCTGAGCAATCAAATATACCTAATTGCAATGTGTTTTTATCTATCACTATAAATATCATTTCATAACCAAATAGTTGGCTATATATATAAGCTTGACTATCGTAGTTGTATTTCTTAGCTGAGTATCTAAACTTAGATATGTCTGCACTAGTCTTAAGGTCAACAACTAGTTTCTGATTGTGGTTTATAATATCAGCTTTACCTTTCCACATCTCACCATGTATCTCTTTAATACCTGGTACTTCATATTCGTTGCCAACGCTTCTAATAAGATCTTTACATATATCATTATTGAGCATTTTACCAGTCATTAATTCTATTTGATCAACTTCTTTTTGAAGTAAATATACCTCTGGATCTTCAAGCTCTCTATACTCTTTGTTATTCCTACTATTAACATCTATAATTTTATACTTACCTAGTTTTTCTGGCTCTAATATAGCTGTGTGAAAATAACCACCAATAAGAAAAGCACTTATCATAGGTTGTCTTTCGCCAAGTAATAAAGGATTCGTAAGTAGCGTAGATATATCTGAGTTGCTTAGGTATTTTTTACCAAATTCACCGTAATAGTCTTCGTCGTTTTCAAGTTTTTTTAATACCTCTTTTTTTTTCATTATAATGTACTTAGTTCTTTTACTTGTGAAGCTGTAAGTGTATACTTAGATTTAATAGCATCTATGTTTCCACCTGATTTAACGTATTCTTTAGCTTTAGTTAATTGGTCTTTAGTAATAGCAACCTTGGCGGCGTAAGTTCTACCACTGTGATCATTAGTTGCATCACTATCTTGCGTGTCATCTATTAAAAGTAAATTACCAAGAGAATATTTCTTTGCATAACTGGAAGCACTACCGAACTGCTGTGGTACTTGCATACCTTTTTGAGCTAAATCAACACCAACTATAGACTTAGCAGCTATAGACATACCACCTTGTGAATCCATAATAGTAGCAGTTGATTCTATAATAGGCATACCATCTATATTTACAAGTTGCTCATCAACAGTAAATAATACATTGTACTTTTCGTTAAATGGTTTTAATGCTTCAAGTATATCTTCAGCTGATCTAAAGTTGTACTTACCAAAAGAATTGTACCTACTTTTTTTAGCTTTAAACTCTTTTTGGATTTTGCTTAATTTTTGATAAATGGTTAATGTCTCTTTCATTTTTAAAGGAATTTAGTTATTATTATAATTACATATTTTTGCCTTAATCTACAGATAGTCAATCACTTGCGATGGTTCTACATTATCAATTAACTTCTCTACAGCTTGCTTTTTTATCTCAGATATTCTAACATAAGCGCTAGGACCTTCGATGCCTAATATCTCTGCTATTTGATTTGCAGAGTGTTTATCACAATTTAATCCATAACTTAATCTTAGTACTTCAAACTCTCTATTATTAAGAAACTTTTTTAATAGACTTGTTAGATATAAATTTAATAAACCAATGTTATATGGTTCAGACTGATCAGGTATTTGGTGCATTGTATTATCGTCGTCATCATCATTTATTTGCTCGTCAATACTAAGGAATATGGAATTAAAAAACATTGCAACCATTTTTTTGTCTTTACCATTGTCTTTCCTAATTTCATTTAGTTTATGCTCTGGTATTCTAATATCTCCCCTGTTTATGTCTATGGCTCTTCTAATGGCTCCTTTTATTCTTTTAGACAGGAAAGACTTTAATGTTTTTTCCTCGTCTTCTGAGTTTTCTATTGTTTCCCATATTATTTTGTCAACAGCTTTGATCAGTCCCAAACTACCGTCCTGTATTAAATCTGTAATATCCATAACACCGGAAGCTTGTTGAGCTGTTGAAAACTTCCTTGCTATGTTTTCTACTAAAGGTAAAAACTTAATTATAAGCTCGTCTCTAGTGTACTCGTTAAATGGTTTTTCGCCGACACGTTCAATTGAAGACTTTACATCTTCTTTATATCGTACGTAGTTCTGAATGTTGTACTTTTTCATATCCGTTGTTTAATAGTTCCTTCTCTTTTTTGAGTTCATTGGTCATATTACGGTATATGGTTCTTGGTGTACAATTTAATTGTTCAGCTAAATTAGCTACTGTTATTTTATTCCCGCAGTCGTTTATGTATAGCATAACATCGTAGATGTCAGACTCGGTAATTCTTTTGCTTCTACCTACGAGTTGTCCTACGATACTTAGTTTGTCTGACAATTCTAGTTTACAATTATAATTAAATATAACTTTACGGGTCTTATTAGATGGATCTTGTTCTAGGTCACACATACTTATTTCGTATATGATTTTATTTAACAAGTCATCATTTATTGTAAATGTAACAAATCCATTTTTAATATTGCATATAAATTTAGATAAATTTAAAAAATTATCAGGATCAAGTTTTGGGTTAAGATACCATAGAACTAATAAATGCCACTTTAAAGATTTGTAGGTGTTGATCTTAGCTTTACTTCTAAAAAGATCATAACACTCTCTGGTACCGTCTTCATAAAACCAACCCCAATCATATGTTGAAGTTGGCTTGTCTTTAACTGGCAACCTTCTGTAAAGTATTCTGTTTCGATGTAAATAATCGAGACGACGTTCGTATGACATTAGCCTATTACCCCTTTATATTAACTACCTATTGTCACACTGTGACTGTTTATTAATCTAATGGAAACATTATTCCATTTTCCATATTTTACTTTTTTGTTAACCAAAAAATCAATTTTTTTAGTCCAACGTTTATTCATGCGATCACGAATATACCAAATGCCATTCATACGTCCAGCATTCTCTACGCAAATTGTTTTACCCATAGTAAAACCTATTTTTTCAAGATCTCTTGATACAGCTACTATTCTATGCTTTTTAGGGTTATCTAAATCAATAACAAAACCCGTTGCTGTTATGTTTGGTGTATCATCTGTTTGACCTGGCACCGCATTGTAAACAGTTGCTGTTACGCATGCTACTATACTTACTATTAATGTTTTCATGATTTATTCTTTTCAATTAAACTAATAAGTTTTTCAATGTCTTCTTTACTGGTAAATTCAATATTATCGTAATCAAACATTTCTACACCCCAGCCATTTTTTTTAGCTTCTCCGTTATCACTAGATATTAAACATAATTCATTTGTAATATTATATGTGTAATAGTAATAAGGTTTTAGATCTGAGTCTTTATGTTCTGGGTATAAATCAGTTACATATGATTTTTTAAACCCTAAATCTATTAAATCTTGTTCTTTCATATTGTTTTTTTTACTCATCAAAAAATTCCTTTACTTGTTTTGTATTCCAAGATGCTGCTAAAGATATTTGCCTTAACAGGTCTACATACTCTGTAAAGTCTATATCTGAATGGTCTACTTCTACTGAATACTTATATTCGTACTGTTCTATTGTTATTCTGTAAGGTTGTTTTTTCATATCTCTTTGGTGTTAAAGGTTTGGTCAAAACACTGTTCGTTATCGTAATAGTTTACCCAAAAATCTCTGTTTTGACCTATTGATTGAAACTCACACATAACTTCTTTTTCTTTCTCAAGCATTGATTCTGCTATTTCTAAATAAAATTGAGACATTCTAATAGCTATCAAGCCACCGTTAGAAGGGTGTGTATTATAGTGCAAAGTATCTTCTTTGAGTTTTTCTTTCATAAACTCAATCATTTCTTGCATTGGTGTTTTCATAAAAATTCTATTATAACATTTTTGTTATAGTCTTTTAATATTCTTTCAACTGCCGCATCTTGCACGTGATCAGCAACAACACCATTAATTAAGTAATCGTGGGTATCGCTGCCGTCAATTATACGCATTGTGTATAGCATAATTACTTTTTAAGATCATTAAGCTTTTTAACAACTTTGTTTATCTTGTTGTTTAATATAGCTGCTTTACTATAGTCTTCGTTTTGCTCATAGCGTAACAATAGCTCGTTAAGTCTTTTAAGTTCTATTTCTAACAACTCTTGTTCAGATATAATATATTGACCACTAACTTCCGCGTCATCACCTAACGTTTCTTGCATGTTGTCAATAAACTGTTTATCAAACTCTTCTTGACGAGCATATATTTTGTCTACTATAATGTCAGCTAATTGGTTCATTTCTTGTTCAGTCATTTTGTTTAAGATCTTTTTTAATTAATGCGTATATATATTTCCAAACTTTTGCGTCGTGTTCCTGATGTTGTAATACCATTTGTAACTGTTCTTTAGTTACACCAGCCCAACGCTTTTGTTTTATGTCATCAACAGTATTATTAATATCTATATCGGACATAATAACTTTAGCATTAGCTTTATCTAACGCGCGTTGTTTGGTATCAAAATCAGTTTCTATCATTATTTAATTTTTTTGTAGGAAAATAATCTAATTACATTCCTATTTAAGTATGCACCTTTTGATACTGCTGATCTTAAACCTTCAAACGTTCCTGAATCAACATCTGAATATACATATTTAGATCCTGAGTTGAATTTAACTAATAATGTTTTTTTCATTGGTGTGTATGTAACTGAGTCTACCATACTTGAATACACATCGATCTTTTCTTTTAAAATTCTTTCCATTGTTAATTGTTTTAATTGTTATATAATTATTATCTAGCTTGCCGCGTATTGTTTTTGTAATTCATATCTTTTATTTTCTTCAGTGTTTTTAGATATGTGTTTTTCACTTATGTCTGCTTTCTTTTGCTCGAGTACAGCTATAGTGTTTTTTAATTCTAATATCCTATCGTTTATCTCGTTAATAGTTTTAACCTCTTGAACCTCAGATATATATATATTCTCTACTTTCCTGTACAACTCTTCTATATCTCTTTCGTATGGCAATTCATTTTCAAAGTTTTTAATACTATGTAAAACAGTTGCATGATCTTGACCCATACTTTTAGCTATTGCAGAACAACCAGCTGTAGAGTAATCCATTGATAGTTTATAGTAAACCCAACGCAACATTTTGTATTCACGTTTGCGTGTATTTACTTTGTATGAATACTCACCAGCTTCGTCTAATATTTTATAGTAAAAGTAGTTTAGTATTTTTTTATTTGATGGTGTAATTCTTGGTGTCATATGTTTATATTTAATCTAGTAATACCATGTAAGCTTCTGCGTTTGAATGCCTAAACCAATCAAGGCCTTTTCTAAACTCTGAGTCTATCATTCTATTGGATTGACCTCGTTCTATTAACCATTGAGCACCCATTATAAAATCATACATAGATAACTCATTGTTATTTAACTCTGCTTCTGCTCCTGTAAAAGGATTTTTAACCGTATCGCCGCTAGCGTATACTTTACCTTCGAACCATTTTGGTAAACCCATTTTTTCTTTTGTTTTCATAATTTCTTTTCATTTAATAGTTTAAAATGTTTATATACTTCAGGTATATGCTTTTTGTAGTAAGGTTGTGAACTTTTAATCTCGTCTTTTAATTTTTCAGGATCATCAATGCGTGGCCAGTTTTGAAAATCTACCTCTACTTCATTAATAAAATCTTGTACTGTCCAGCCTTCCCATACGTGTCTATTCATAATTAAAATTTGTGTGACATTTTATTATTTACATACCATTCATTCCATAAGTATTCCCAACGATCGCTATCCTCTCCAAGATCACATTCGTCTAATATATATTCATCAACATAGATGAAAGACCCTAAGTTTATAGCAGATTCAATTTCTGGCTGCAAGTAATGAGCTTGAGTGTATATATCTCTATCAGGTATAACACTTTTCCAGTCAGCTTGGTCTAAAGCAACATATATATCATGACCATCTGCTGTCATTATTGATTCAAAAGATACATCATATCCAACACCACCGTGTTCAGTGTCAAGTGTTGATCCTGACTTTTCAAGTACTAAGTTTTTGTAATGTGACATAATTTAAAATATTAAGTTAAAAATTGATTTAAATACTACAAGCACAAGCAATATTACATTGAATATTATCCATGCCATTATTATTTTTTCTATAGGCCTCATATTAATGATATATTAGTCCGACTTTGTTAGTTTTGTTAAACCATCTGGTTGCATATAGATCATTCTCTGACGCATTAGCATAACCAGCAGCAACTAATTCATCTGCAGTTTTAAATATCTCTGTATGACGATCTATTGACTTGTCTATAAGATCTACTTGTTTGCCTGAGTTACTGAATATAAAGTCATAATTGCTAGGTACATCAGCTTTTTTAACCATATCGATCATGTTGGTATAACTATAGAAATTTACATGTGGATTTTGCTTTGCAATTTGAAACCACTTAGCTAAATACTCACGTGAATAATAGTCGCCGCTATCGTGTACTCGCACAAACTTAGGCTTTTTGCTCTGTATCTCGGCGTGTATAGCACTTACAAAGCTATCTGTCTTGCTAAGCTCGTAACGTTTTTCGAACGCTGGCTTTACATTACCCCATATATACGCGCCTTTACGTGCATAACAGAACTTAATACAACCATCTGCCATAGGGCAAATGACTCTACCTGTTATACTTTTGTAAGCTGGTAAGCCAAAGTTGACAACTTTAAAGCCCATTAGCTTACTAGTCTTTTTTAATTTACCGTTTTGTGTTAACAACTGCATAATACTTCTTGTAATTTATCTGTTATAGCAAATATAAATTCCGCTGGCTCTGTTTTACCGCCAATACTCCACGTCGTTAGATCGTTTTTAGTATAGTTTTCGCTGTATGTTTTCCAATCATATAATGTATATATGTTGTCTTTAAATTTAAACACCCATTCGAATTGAACTTTGCCATCGCCTGAATCATCTGGTGAATAAGTTGGGCTACCAAACGCAAGTATTAAATCATTGTAGTAATAGCCGTGTAATGAACCTATTTTATGAGTGCCATGTGTTGCTGATTTCCAGTCAGCTTCGTGTTTAGTTAGTTTTTTCATGTTACCAAGTTTTAGTTAAATATGTGTTATAGTATTGCTTTAATGTTTTATTAAATAAATCCATAGCTGCATTATCTGTTTCTTTGATTAAATCTTTATCGTAAAGCATTTCTAATAATTGCTCGCTGACAAAGTCGCATGTTAGCTCATAAAGATCGCTAGATAATTCTTGATACATTTGCTTGTTCATGGTTATAATTTTTATTTGTTATACATATATATTATCGTAAGTGCTACGTATTATTTTTGCAATACTTTTCTTCGTAAGCTAATAAGTATTCAATTTGTTCTTTAATATCTTTGAACTTTCTTTTTACCTGATAGATCAATGGACCTTGGTGGTATGGGTTATCTTGATTGGTTTTAAAGCGTACGTACTTGGTTTTAGGGTAGATACCTGCCCATTTACCGTTTGATAGTGTTACGTATATATTACCTTTTTTAGTTACTTTAGTTATTTCCATAATTATTTTATCTTGTTTTTGCGTGTGTATAGCACTTGTAATAGATCTGAAGCTTTATACATATCTAACTTTTCGTTAGTATCTCGCTTATGATCTACTAATAAATGCAAGCCATCTATTAATGAGTCTAGTTGTTCTGAGTTAAAAAATAAGTTCATCTTCGTTTTCGTTATAAAATTCAGCGTGTTCTTTGCAGTCGGAGCAAATATCCGTTTCAAACCATGGCGATGCGCCACAACAGTTACTTTCCATAATTAATCTTTTAAATATCCACGTAATTCTTTATCTTCTATTTGTAATAAGAAATCCCATAATAGATTGTGGAAATCTTCCATGTCATCCCACTCGCAATTATCGTGGACAAAATTCCATTTATCAGCTAATGGTACGCCTACGTGATCTTTAACAGTGTCTGGATCAAAGTAAAACCTATATTTTAGTTTTGCTATTATATCTTTAATAACAGGATTAGTATCATTTGGAAACATAGTAACATGTTTTATTAGATACTTGGTTAATACTGTGTGCTCTTCGTTGTTTAAATAAATTTCTTTAGACATAGTTATATTATTTTAATTATTATATATATATTATCTGAGGTGCTACGTATTATTATTGTAAATTTGCTAATATAAACTCTGTTAGTAAATATGCGCAGCCAAGTATTCCGCTGAGCGCAGCTGTATATAGTACGCATAGCCACGTGTATAGCATAGCGTTAGTTATTTTATTCTTCATCTTGTATTTCTTTTATTATTTCTGTTAATTCTTCTAAGTTATTTAAATGGTAGTGTGAGTGGTATTCATCACCTACTTTTATAGTAGTATCTATTAAATCATTATACTCTGATCCAGTGAACCAGATTTCTATGTTTATTTTTTTAGCTAACATGACGCCCAACCTATAAAGTGATATTTATCTTGTGTTTCAAAGTATACACACTCTCGTTTACGTAGTTCGTCTAACGCTGCATCATAGTGGTCGTCGCTTTCGGGCTCTTTTATTTCGCCTAATAAACTGCATGTAGCTATAGTGCCTGAGTAAGGATCGTGGCCATGCTCATATAGTGCATCTTCTACTAGTTCTCTAAACGCTTGCTTTGCGCTTTCGTAATTCTTTTTTGGTACTGATTGGTGAAAGGATGTTGCTCCCATAGTTAAGATATATTAAATGTTAGTGGAAATTTACTAGCTATTAACTTTGCTAATGGCAAGTCTTTATTAGCACCATCGCATATTAGCTTACATAAGTTTTCTTGTTTCTCGAATAATTCTTCTTGCCATATCATATCGCTTAAGAAAAAATCTTCTCCTAAAATCTCGCAGAATTTAGTTACAAATTGAGCGTGTGTCATAGTTATATTATTTTAAGTGTTAGAAGTAATCTTGTCTAATAAAGTTATTAATTATATCGTGTACTTTAATTTGATTAGTTAAAGGTAGTGAGTTAAACTCTTCGTCGTGTTTCCAATTCTTTAAGTCGCTTTTGTCTTGCCACCTATTATAGATCTTGTGTGCGATTTCTTGATTAGTCATAGTTATATTATTTATAGTTATTATTTAGTGATCCGTTATAAAATTCTTCTTCAAGTATATTAACTATTGCTTCCATAGCTAATGATGCTTCGTATGGCGTAGCATATGGTGTATTCTCATACGCTATAGCTACTTTACCTATAGATTCTATTATTTGCTCGTTACTCATAGGATATTGCCTCATAGCTTTTTTATTTTATTAGATAAAGTGTATGCGTTTAGTGTTTGCTCTATAGTATTTATAGTTTCTAACATGCTTGCATTATTATCTTCTGCTTTATATAATATATAGCGTATATCACTGATTAATTGCTCAGTTTCGGTGAGTTTTGTAGTGGACATAGTTATTTAATATATGTTAGTGATAATAAACTAGCGGATATAAAGGTTAAGCCATTGTAGTTAAACCACTCGCGAACTGCAGAATCTTTTGCTACTTCGGCGAAATTTTTAGGCAAACTAGATACAGTGAAGCCTATATAACGCTTACGATTTGAGCGTATTAGAGGTAATTTAGAAATTTTGGTAGTTTTAATAGTTAAAGACATAGTTATATATTTTAAGTTATTAATTAATGTATATTTATATTATCAACACTACAACGTATTATTATTGTAACGAAGGTGGTTTATTATTTATTAGTTGAAAAGAGTAGAGGGATATTATACTCTGTCTCTCCATACAAGAATATAATTCTCCCCGCAGAAAAGTGTGACATTAGCTAGTTAAATAGTAGGGTAACAGGCTATTGTCACCCCCTAGAAAAGTGTATAGCACTACAGATCACTGTATTTTATTAGTGCGAATATATCTTCTTCGTTTACTTCTATTTCACTATCTTCTGCGTGCATAGTCATAGTGAAGTTTAGTATAAATTCAGCGAGATCATTCTTATCCCACTCTAATAATTGCTCGTAAGAGAATAGTTTGCTTGATAGTACTAGTTTTTCCATGTTTAATTATTTTATAAATATATTATCTTATAGTGTACGTATTATTTTTGTTGAGCGCAAGTGTATAGCATTAAGAGATAAGTTCTCTTAACACTACTGGAACACTTGTTGAAGAAGTATAGCTTTTATATTTAATAAAGCAAGGCATTACTTCGAGTTTCGCTTGCATAATTTTATACGCTTCGTCGTGATTGTAAGTTACTTCTTTTCCACTTTTGAATTTGACTTTTATTATAGTGTTAGAGCCAATAAGTGATTTTCTGATTAAAAAGCGTTTTGAGTTTAAAGTTTGAGTTTGCATAGTGATTTAATTTAAGTTATTAATTATTATTTTTTAGTTACATATATATTATCTAGTAGCGAACGTATTATTTTTGTCGAGCGCAGCGAAGTGCTATACACGCCTGGCGGCGTTAACTATAGTGTGTGACGGAGTCTACTCTTCCGACGCTATTTCAAAGTCAGGCCTTATATATTATCTTAACAGCAGCGTAAAACTTTTGTAATCAAACGCTCCTGTTCGCGCTGTGAGGTCCTATTTAAAAGACCTCAACCATTCGATTACTCCATCATAATGCTCTTTCATTGCAGGAGATTCTTCACATGTATAATAAGGTTTAGAGAACATTGCTTTGGTTTCTCTACCTAAAGCATTACTATAGGTTATAGAGTAATAGTTTGATTTTGGGTTGTTGGTGATCTTAAATGGTATCATATGATTAAGGTATTAGGTTTATATTAGAGTTCATTTCATCCCACATTTCTTGTAACCATGGTAATTCATCATAGTCATCTAGTGTGTATTCTTTGTTGTTGATAGTGATAATGTCAATGTCATGATCTTCACTAATTAGTAATTTGATTTCCATAAGAGTTATTATTTAATTTATATATATTATCTGAAGAGTTCAGTATTTTTTTTGTAATTGCACTTCATTTGCTCAATAATAGTCGTGAGGTGTTAAGTACTAAGAGACTGATTTGTCCCTTAGCACTGTTGGTATTGAAGTACTTGATGTGTATGATTTGTACTTGATAAAGCATGGCATTGTATCAAGCTTGTCCTTCATTATTTCATATGCTGCATCATGATTGTATTCATATTGCTTACCTGATTTGAATGTGACTTTAATGATTGTGTTTGTACCAATTAGAGATTTTCTGATTAAGAATCTTTTGCTTTCCATTGTTTTT